TGGCGGTTATCGAGCAGGTAAGAGACAAGGGCGGCTTCAGCCATTGTGCTCTTCCAGTGGCTTGACGCTGCGCTGAATGCGCTTGAAAATTCGCGACCGTGCGGTAGTCGCTTCTTCTTTTGTAATCACTTCCCTAGAGAGGAGTCGTAATACTTCATCGAGATCACGCTGCAAAGGCGCGCTATTCAATGGCGTCGTACTCAGTTGTAAGCCTTGAGCACGCAGCTGATCATCTAGTCGCTGCGCAAGGGCGCCAAATGACAGAGTGAATTGCTGTTCAGACATTGGAATCTTCATCGGAAATTACGTCAACGGCAGAAACGATGGGACTGGCCAGTGCCTGCCCCTACTTTGGCTGAATGGCATCGGCCAGCTTCAGGAAGGCGGCACGATGTCTGGCTGTGATGGGGTTGTCGTGGAATGGATCGCCCAGTACCACCTCCACGGCAGCGCGGATGACGATGGCATAAGACGGCAAGATCAGGCCATAGCCGGCGTGTTGCATCGCCTCAGCAAACGCTGCGCGAAGTCCGTCGCGTTCAAGGTTGGTCATGGGAGTGCAGGGGTGGGACCGGGAATTTTTCCGACCCACACACTTTGACGCCATGGCGACGAGTTGTTGGCTATTGCCCTTCACCTAGTTGCAATTCGTCATGTAGCGACCACCGCTCGGCCAGGAGCTGTCTGGCTCGGGTCATGGTGACCGTCCGCACCACCAGGTCGCCATCCACCACCTCCCAGCAGCAGGAGCCGCGGCTATCCTGTCCGACCCGGATATGGGGCGCCAGGGGTGCGGCTGGGTCGGGTTGAAGGAGCTCCATCTCACACCCTCGCCAAGGTGACCTGCTCCTCCTGCCCTTGGTACTTGCCGGAGCGGTCTTGGTAGGTGGTCTCGCAGGGTTTCCCCTCGAAGAACAAAGCCTGCACGATGCCTTCATTGGCGTAGATCCGGCAGTCGGCGCCGCTGGAGTTGCTGAGCTCCAGGGTGAGGTGCCCCTTCCAGCCGGCCTCTCCTGGTGTCAGGTTGGCGATCACCCCCATGCGGGCATAGGTGGACTTGCCGATGAACAAGCAGGTGATGTTCGGAGGCACCCGCAGCCGCTCCAACGCCACCCCCAGGCCGTAGGAGTGGGCAGGCAGGATGAAGAAGCGGCCGTCCGCGTCCTGATGCAGGGCCGCTGGCTCCAGGTTGGCGGGATTGAACCGCTTCGGGTTCATCACCGTGCCCGGCACATGGCGGAAGATCAGGAACTCCCGTGCCGACAGGCGCAGGTCATAGCCGTAGGAGCTGCAACCATAGGAGAGGGCGGGGATGGACATGCCGCCCCAGTCCGGATCGGCTGCGTCACAGTGGATGGTCCGCACCAGCCCCGCCTGAAAGGGCTCGATCATGCCGGCGGCGGCTTGCTCGCGGATCCATCGGTCGTTTTTCAGCATGGGGGTTCTCCCGTGGTGGGGTGGGGTGGTCAGCAGGTCACGTATAGCAGAGGCTCATACAGCGCAGTGTTCTCCAGCTTGGTGGTCAGGTGGGTTCCACCGCAATGCGGGCAGCGATACACGCCATAGCGTTTGCTGTGTTTGGCGGCCAGGCGATCGGCACCCTGCTGGTACCGCCGGCCTAGGTTAGCCTTGCCAGTGCAACCGCGTTCGACGGAAGGTTGGCGGGTGGTGGTTGTGCTCATGGCTGTACCTCCCGGTCGATCGGCATCAGATGGTGGGATAGATCCCCTCACGGTGGTGTGGGGGGATTGAGGGCTAGGCCGAGTTGGGCGCCGTTCATGCGGTGTTCAGCCATGGCGAAGTAGGCGGGATCCCGCTCGATGCCGATGGCGTGGAAGCCTTCGCCGATGGCGGCCTTGATGGTGGTGCCGCTGCCCATGAACGGATCCAGCACGAGCCCGCCTGGTGGGGTGACCAGCCGGCAGAGGTAGGCCATCAGGTCGAGGGGTTTGACCGTGGGGTGCGTTACTCCCTGGCGCTCGGCTTTAGTTGCCTTGGCGGTGTAGAAGAAGCGGGCGGCGGAGCCAAGCAGCTCGCAGGGCTCGTCGCTGCCGTCGTGGATCAGGTTGGCGGGCCAGCGGCCACTCTGAGACGGCTCAAACGTCCTACGCTCCCGCCTCGGTTCGTAGGACGTTTGAGCCGTGTTTACTCCTTGCGTGACAGCGTTTTCTGTATAGCCATCGCCCGCTGCGATCCTGCACCCGTCGATGTTCAGCGCCCCAGTCCCGTGCTCCAACACGGTGCCGGCCACGGTGCCAGCCAGCGGCTTGCGGGCCATGGTGATCGGCTCCAGGGCGGGCTTTAGAGCTGTGCCCCAGCCGGCCCACTGCTGCGCTTCGGGGGTTGCGGGGGCGGTGACCTTGATTGAGCGTTCGCCGGCTTGGAACATGCCTGATCCGACCTGATCGGCCCAAATCCCACCATTCCGATTGCTCGCCGTATTCGATAGGACAATGCGCTCAGCCTCGTCATAAACCGCCGTAAACTCAGGCGCAATGGGCAAAACATGGCGAAGTCGGTCCCACTCAAGGCGGCTGGGAAGACTGCGTCCGGTCTCAAAAAACATGTGCCCGCCTCGGTGGTACCACTTGCCGTAGGTGCCGGCCGTTGCGGCCATCGTTGCTTCGCCAATCTCTGCAAGCGACAACCCGGCCTCAGTCCGTGCGCGGCGAATCTCTCCGGCAAGGCGCTCAACAAGGCTCCAGTCCTTGCGCTTGTCAATCGCCTTTGACACATCCAGCGACTTCGGAAACCCCGAGCCGTAGACCCAGGCGATCATGTCGCGGATCTCGAAGCCTGCGTCCTCAATCCGTACCGCCATTCGATGCTGCGTGCGCGTGCCAGCGAACGCCAGCAGATGCCCGCCAGGCTTCAACACCCGCAGGCACTCGGACCAGATCGCCACGCTGGGCACGTCATAGTCCCACTTCTTGCCCATGAAGCTCAGGCCGTAGGGCGGATCCGTCACCACGGCATCCACGCTGCAGTCCGGCATGGTGCGCATCACCTCCAGGCAATCGCCAAGGTGCAGGGTGTGGCTCATTCCCATGGCTTCAGGAGCCTCCCGCCATGGGGCTTTGGCTTGGCCACGATCTGCGGCTTCTCCGTGCTGGGTCCGCCGTTGCCGTTGCCGCGTTGCACACGGCCCTCGGTGAAATGCGTGCGCATGGCCTCCCATTGAGCCAGCGTGATCTCACCGCCATTGCATGGCGGCCCGGCCGGCGGTGCCGGCTTACGTCCGGGCGGTGGAGGGTTGCTGCCGCGGCGGCTGTACGGTCTGAATCGAGGATGCCATGGCCAGCCGCAGAGCACCAGGCTGAACACGGCGCCCATGGCAAACCATGCGAGGCGGTCAGTCATCAGCTTTCCACTCCATTGTGGCGCAAGCAATCTTCAATTTCCTACCCTTCCCACCAAGCGGAAAGTTTTTGGCGCCAAACTTCCGCGCTTTCTCCTGTGGCTGCTGGTAGCATTTCTTTGAAGGTAAATGGATTACAAAAATAACCAATACCCAATGAGCGAGCTTTTGCTCCTCGTTGGCGTATTGCGTTGATTTTAATGGTGCTCATGGCCGCACCTCCTTGCGCCCGCACAGATGCCATATCCCGAGCATGATCCGCCAGCCCCATAGCTCGCGCACAACGCCCAGACCAAACCATCCAATGTCAACACCGACAAACCACCATGCTCCGGCGGTTGCCAGCATTTGGCGATCACGCCATCGGCGGCGATGCCACTGCCACTCGTGGGTCATTCCAGGGCCTCCAGCGCATCCGCCACCGCTGCCACGTCACACCCTGGCGGCATGGCTCGCAGGGCAGCTGCTAGGCATTCTGGCAACGGGTCGCCGTAGGTATCGGTACGCTCGTGGCGTTCGTCGTAGGCGGCTGTCATGGCCGCGGCGATCTCGGTGGGGTTCAGCGGGGAGGACTTCCGTGTGGTGGTGGGTTTATCCAATGATTGATACGTTTTAGGTTGATAGGTAATGGCAATGTGCGGGGGAACTTTGCTCATGGTTGGGCCTCCTGTTTGATGGTGGTGGGCAGCGGGATGGCCCAGTGGGGGAGCCAGTGGGTGAAGTGGGAATCTTCTAGCCTCTCGCACAGACGCCAGCTCGGGACGAACTGCTCATTGCCGGCGTCACCCCACCAGCAACGGCCTTGGTCATCCAAGTCGCCAGCTTCTATGGTCGGCTGCCGATCGGCCACCACCACAGCAGGAGCGGGCGTGGAGAGCTGCTGCTCCTTAGCCTGGGCGAGGATGGCGCTGCACAGGTCGGCGACATCTTCG